TGTAACCCCTAAAGAAATTCATATGGATTTAGATCAAGTAATGTTGAATACATGGGCAAATAAATACTCAGAAATGGTAAAAAAATTCCTAGAACAAGGCAAGTTTCCTGATTACCGACATATATATTTCACCGGCCAAATAAGGGACTATAAAGATGTAGTTATCGCACATTTAAAAATAATAAATGATCGACTGCGTTATGTTTTAGGTAGCAATATAATGCGTGCGCCTCAATTGCCTAAATGTTTTCGTGTTGAACAAGAAATTCTAGATCATATTAGTTCAGCTTTACAAATATGCCCGGAGTTATTAGAACATCATCAAAAAAAAACTCCTATTGATCCTAAAATTAGTAGAAAAGAAATTGATAATATTTTAACACTAGGTTTCTTGCCAAAGCCTGAAGTTGATATTGTGGCAACGACTCTGTTACATCAGAAAATAAATATTGAAATTGTATTATTTTCACACCAAATAGACAGCATGCCCAAAAAGCTACCTGTGAAGGAAATGAAAAATATATTAATAGAAGTTCATAACTTACTTTTTGTAGCGACAAAGTTTTGCGAATCATACGGCGTATTGACCATATCATTAAAACACGCAATAAATTACATTAACAAAAGTCTTTTGCCGCGTTGTCGAAATGTAAAAAAACAAATTGAAGAGCAACAAACAGCTCCTAAACCTCTTAAATCTTAGGTTTAACTTTCAATCTTTATTGTTCTTCTAAAAAATGCAGGATCATCCCACAAATCTGCCAAAAGTAAATCAGTACAAACATCCAGGTGTCCACTATTTCCTTTAAGTGGCGTTTTCATACCAAAGGCCGAAAACTTCATCGGCTCTACAGTTTTTAAAACTTCCTCATTTTCACGTTTTTGTGTCACCACTCTTTTTCTAATAAGTGGCTTTGCACCTGTCATGGCTTTTGATTTTGGCTGTACGCTCTGCATAATGTAACCTCGTTTTTTGTGTTGTATTGTTATTGTAGCAAAATGCTAGATGGTTAGCTATATTAAGTTTGGCCGCCACTGAATCCACAAAATACATATCTGATTACGATCACAATTAAAAAAAACAAAGGGTGACAGAATATATGTGGCAGCCAAGTATATTATATCGCAATTCGACCTCATCATAAGTTGATTAAAGTGTAATTTTAATACAATGTATTTTAAACAAAGTTTTTTTACTTTATGCAATAGAAGCTTGATACTTCTGTATTAAATACAGTAAATATATAATAATTATTGGCATTGTGCTTGCATATATAGGTAAAGTTTTTGGCCCAGTCATTATATCGCAAAAGCAATCATCTTCAAACTCTGGGCCAAGCCAATTGTGACTTGGTAATGATACTAGAATTATGGATTGAATAGAAGTATTTCTTCTTGATTTGTATTTCTACAATCAATATGCAGCCAATTTACTTTTGATTCCATGGCTTTGATATGTGGGTAAAGGAACTGGTTTTCTAGTATGTGCTTTCTTAAAGCTTCAGCGGTATATGCCCCTGTTATAATATCCACTGCTCGACCAAACGTATGCTGACTTTTTGGGTTGTAGTTTTTGTGTTCTGGAATTCGTAATCCTGACTCCTGTCTATTTCCACCATAGGCCCAACTATTAATGGTCAGTGGAACTCTCAATATATCACGCAATGTTTGAGCTGATGATATTATTCTAGGATCAATAAACCATAAAGCTTTTTCGCCATACTTTTCCCACGTTTTTTCGCAGACAAATTCTTTTAAACTAAAATTTTTACTGACTTTCATTAGTTCATATTTAACAAGATCATATCTAGGCTAATTAAACGCCCAGACTCCCATTGATCCAGCGCAGCTTCTGCAATGTCTTCTGACTCAGCGTAAAAATCACTTTCCCCATTAATAAAAGTGACAAAACAAATGTGAATCTTGCTAAGATCGTAGTATTCGACATCTCCGATTTCAATCCTTGTCATAGAGCTTGTATGTGGCCCATAATGCTCCGAATGCAGTAACAAGATTTTGTGCAACCTCATCAGGGAATACACTTTGGAGTAGTAGTAGTGCTATGCCTGCTGCTTCTGTCGTTTTCTTTTTACCGTGTGTAATTACTCTTTCTATAACTGAGTTAAAAATCTTATTTAAATTCATTTTTTCTTTCCTTTCTTTATTGAGTATGCAATGGCTAACGCTTGCTTCATTGGTTTTCCTGCTTTGATTTCTGTTCTAACGTTTTTTTCAAAAGCTTTTTTTGATTTTTCATAATCCAACGGCATATCTCTCTCCTTAGTGATTCCATTTATTCATTAGTTCTTTAGTCGCCTTCTCAGCTATGTCACGATTTTTTTGTGCCTGCATTGCTTCACGATGTTTTTTATTTTTTGCAATTTCTTTATCGTGTTCATCATGTGATAAATAAACGCTGTTTTCTTTTTTCTCTATATTGCGTATTTGTGCCATTGTTAAGCGATCACTGCCACCTCGTGGGTCCACAAATTCAGTGAAACCATGAACAGCTACATTAGCATTTCCGAAATACTGTTTCATGTTAGTAGACTTGCAGCTTTCACAATTAATCAAATGCGATTCATTTAATGTGAAATAGGCATCTTGTATGTGCCCACAACTTTGGCATTTATAGCTATACAGTGGCATGTTGATTTTTATAAATCCTTTCCATCAAAAACTGCTTTAAATCGTGTTTCCGCTTGTCGTTTGGCTTAACTTCTTTTCCCTTAATAATATTATAAAACATTTCCTTCCCAACCTTAAGAAACTTAGCTACCTCATCGGGTGAGCATCCACTGAGTAAATACAATCTCTCTAACTCTTCGGGATTAATATTGTATTCAATGTACTTGTCAGCAACCATAGAGTTTAATGTTTTCTTGATCCAGTTAAAATCAGTCTGCATTTGCTGGAATTGTTTGGTAAAAACTTGCATTTGGTCATATAGGGCATAGTTCGTACTATTTGATTTTATATCGTTAATATCAATCATTAGTTGGCGATAAAGTTGTGTTAGTTGGTCAACACTTAAAGGTCCATCAACGGTTATATTTTCAATGGCTTTCTTTTTAGTTTGAATATGGAAATCCATGCTTTTAGCCAACGCTTGCTCAATAACCGTATTAATTCTTGCATCAATTGATTTATTTACTGACTTAAACATTTCAGCTACTTCAACTTTGAAGCTATTGATTGCTTGTAGTGTATTTGTATCATTCATATTTTTTTTACTCCTTTAATATTTTTTTGGTTTCTTTTTTTTCTTCATTTATGCTCTACCTTCCACGTAATCACGTAATGTTTTTTTATTAATATCTGGTTTAAATGCATCGGCTGGTGACTTCACTTTTATGTCTTTTATGTGTCTAACTGCATACTGCACCGCATCGACGCTGTGATCGTCTTTTTTTACAACTTTAAACTCGTCATGATTTGCATGCAGTGTGTCAACATATCTATAATTTTTGTGTTGATCAATCACGTAATTTAAGTGATCAAAAAACATTAATTTGTTTTGCCATAATAATTTATTGATTAACAATATGTTTCCGGACTTTTCCTTTTTTGCTTCTATTAATCGTAACCCCTCACTTTGCAAATCTTTCCACCATGAACCATAATCACGATCTGAGACCTTCATACTGTAGTCAGCAATAATTGGCATTGGCCCATATTTATTACATGCCTCTACAATTTCGTAAACTAATGGCTTAGATTTGTGCCATTCATCATAAATATATATATTCCCTGTCTCATCTTTTGCTAAAAAAACAATGGATGTATCTACGCGTGTACCATGGTCTAACCCAATACACTTATACCAGTGTTTATGTATTCGTTGCTTAGGTATTATGTGATGGTCCATCAAGCAATCGTAAACAGCGTTTTGTACGCTATCCCAGTTACCCTCCAAAAATTGTTTGATGTAGCTTGGAGGATAGTTTTCTTCCATGTTTTTAATGTAATCACTAGGCAGGTTTTTTTTATTGCTATAAGTGCTGGCACGAATATACATGCAATTATCTGGTAGATCTTGATCGTGGTAGCGTTTTTTGCACCACCCAAAACGTGGATTGCCTTCAGTAAATATTAGTTTCTTAGGTAATGCTGTTCCTCTTAATCGACCAAGCGCACCTAAAAAATGCTCTTCTTTTAATTCCTCGGCTTGACACATTATGACGGCATCAAAGGAACTCGATAAAATTTTTCTTGGATCATCAAATGATCGAAAAATAATCCTACTACCATTGTCAAAATGGAACTCATTATCTGACTTGCTATGATAATAGCCATATTCTTCAGGCGGAAAGATTTCTTTAAACTGCACAATGCAAGTATCTTTAAGCTGCCTATAGCTAAATCTTGTCATTAACATTTGTACATCTTTATGTTGACTACATAAGTAATACGAAATAATGATTGATATAAAAGACTTTCCTGATCCGTAACCACCCCAGAATGCAATTTCTCTTGGACATTTTTTGTGCATTTGCATTTTATCATCAAATACAGCGGCAAAAATTTTTGTCTGATTTTCGTTCAGCCTAATTTTCATAGAGCAATAATATCGAGGCCCTTCATTTCTTCACTGGTAAAACATTTTCT